CGACATCGCCCCCCTCGATGGTATTGCCGCCGATAAAATCAGCGCGTTCGATAGCCTCATCGAAGTTAATACGATAAAGCTTGCGTTGCAATCGAGCGGCTAGCTGAGTGACAAACTCAGTCTTACCCGTCCCACGCTCGCCAGCCAACCAGCAATTCATGGGAAGACTGCGTTCTAAGGCTAGCAGGGATTCATGTAGGAAGCGTGGATTAAAAACGTAATCATCCACGACAGCAGGGGCGGCTAAGTCACCCCAAAGACTGACCTCGAAATCCGAGAAGTCTACCTCTTCTGAGCCGCACTTATATTTGAGCGTTCCATCGAAGACATCCGAGGCTTTCGCTTTTTTGGTGACAGGGAAAGCTTCCGCAACCTTCGCCAATACCTCGGGCGTTGCTGACCGTTTAAACGGCTCTATAATCTCCGCAACTTGTTTGCGCACCATTTCGCCAACGATGTCATAGTTAACGGGTTCTAAAGATGATTCGAGCGCGTCTTTCAACTCAGCAGAGAATACAGATACCTGATTGATGATTGACTTGCCCTCTGACTCAACCTTTTTGGCGGTTAAATCCATAGCAAGCTTGACCTCCGAGCGAAGGGTAAGCATAGCGGTTTCAAGCGCATCCACTCGCGCGTCAGGGGCAGTCGATACCGTCGCATTTGTTACAGGGACAACCGACTGTATTTGATCTAAGGTTATGCGCCCATCTGCAATAGCAGTCGAGAGGGCTGATATGGCATTAGCTTTTGACACCTCAGCCAGTAGACCGATTGACAAAAGGGCGGCATTCAAACGTGCAAGCGGTAATAAAGATAATTCCTTCATGATTAGCCTCATATATAAATGGAAAAGTTACTAGGTGGTATTACAAAAAAATTATTCGGATAGTGTTAAATCGGTGAAGTGAACAGGGCAATCGGGCAGTGCAATGTCTGCCCATTTTTTAGTTAGTCGGACTGTATACCCGCATTCAGGACAACAAGCTTTTAGCATCCTTGTGCCTTGTGCTTTACGCGTTGATACGTTTAAACGTGCATGAGGATAGTCCCCGAGTGAGTCCACGATTTCACTAAATGCCTCGATGAATTTCTCACCGTGCTCCGTCTGCGTGGGCTTGCCCTCAAGATGGAGCAGTCGGCAAAGCTTTGGAAAATCCCCCTTATGACCAGTCCCCGCTGGCAATGCCGCGTGGATTAACTCATGCACCAAAGTTGACAGAACATCCCATCGATCAGCCAGCACAGGGCTGATCATGATCTCATGGGTATCGTCTTCTGAGGCAGAGCCATGCCAATGCTCGCCTACTCTCCTCAGCATCGAGCGCGCTTGCTGAGAGGGAAACCCGCAAGTAAGCCGGATTTTTTCGGGCAGTGGATAACCGAGGGAACCGAACAGGGGGCGAATCTCTGACAAGAAGGCATTCAGGTACTGTTCGCGGGTTTCAAAGATAATCATGTTACACCTCACTTAGGACAATAAAAAACCACAGGGATAAGCCTATGGTGATCAGGACGGCAATAACAAAGCCGAGGACTTCAAGCAATTGATCTTTGTTCATGGTTAAAACCAGCCATTTAATTTATTGATGCGTTCGCAGAGATCGGGCAGGTTGTAACTAACAAAAGCAATCCCGCCCCCAAATTGTTTATTGTGAAATTTCTTGCCCCCAAAAGCCCGCGCCCGAGTTAACGCGACAGCGTATCGGTCTGTCGCATCCGAATCAACGGGACTGGCAAGATAGAAATAATGACAGACGTATCGTGGGTTTCCGTTAACGTCATTGGCAACACGTAGAAAATTGCTTGGTGTAATCATAATTAGCCTCTTATATGTAGGATTGGTAAAAGTGAATCAGACAACGCCCTCATAAAACGCTGTCGGTTAACTCTCTCTGTAATCTCAGCGGTCACAGGTTGCGACCGTCTCGCGCCTTGCCTTGCTTGTCTTTGGACTTTTGGATAGGTGAAACCCGACAGACTTACTCAGTAGGTGGCTTGATGCTCTTGTCAGGTGGCAACCCTGACTCTGCACTACTCAGACCTCGGTGGCTGAGAACCATGTGGGGCGGTTATTGGATAGGTGACCTAGAACCCCTGCGACTGCTGTACTGCTAGAACGAATTACACCTGAATAATTTAAACGTTGCAAGTGGCAATCAATCATTCTTACTAGGTGATATGTGTAAACAGAACACCCGCTTATCCATTGGCTATCAGGTCAAAAAACAGCGCAAAAGTTATCCACAGGGTTCGTACTGTATATCCATATACTGTATAGATGTACATCGCTCTAAAACGCATTTAAACACCCCTACAAGCCGCGATCTCGAAGGTTTAAACAAGTGCATTAGGACATTATTTTTTTTATATACGGGTAAACCCTAATCAGCTTGTGGATAACTTGTGGATAACTCGGGTTGTCAATTCATCATTTTGGAAGTCAGGGTTAACGAATGAAAAAGACTGTATGTATCCACAGTGTTAGTTTAAAATCACAAAAAAGAGAACACAGCGGTATTAACCTAAGCATAACTCAGGGTTATGCAAGGGCTTATTGATCAGGTGGTAAACAAGAGGATGTTTAAACAATGGACAAGAAAACGGATGACTTGAAGGGTGCAAGTGCTGAAAAGCTTTTCAACACTATCAAGAATGCAAAGCCCGAAGAGATCAGCGAACGCATGAGAGCATCAGTTGAAAGCATCAAAGAGAATAAAAGCAAGAATGGAAATATCTCAGGGGTAAGACAAAAAGGTCAGGGTAAGTTAACTGCTAAACAAAGACTATTCGCTGGGTTAATAGTAGAGGGACACTCTCAATCAGAAGCATATAGAAAAGCCTATGACGTTAGAACAGACAACCCAGCAGTTATAAGCAACTCAGCCTATAAGCTTGCACAGAATCCGAAGGTAGCGCGTCTGCTAGAGCAAGGGATAGCGAAGCGAACAGATAGCGTTATAAATGACGAAGTGGCTACAAGGAGGTTGGTAATGACAGCCTTGCTCGATCACGCACAGAATATGAAAGCCGAGAGCAGTAAGTTGAAGGCACTGGAGTTGATCGGTAAGGCAGTAGGTATGTTCACAGACAAGGTTGAGCAGAAGGTGACAGAGATCGACACAGGTAAGTTGAAGGATGAGTTGAGCCAGCACCTAGCACTGCTCGATCAGTTACCGGACAAGTCAAAGACGCATTGATGTTTAAACAGGATGCTGTGATCGGTGCTGGTCGCTGGGTGTTTAAACGGTATGGCTGTGTGAATCGTGCTAGGCTAGACCCACCGTACCCGCACCACCCCTTTTGTGCCACTAGCCACACGGATTGCTTACACTCATTTCCACACATCCAATCACCTAACCTAACTGAAAACGAACGTTCGTACCCACCCCCGTCCTGAATTTTCTATTGACTGTTTAAACATTATATTGGAAAATACCCCCCACGAACGTTTCTGTTTTGTTCATACCGGGGGTATATATTTTGAACCGTAGACATTTCCTCAAGGCATTGGCAGCAAGCTCCACTGCTGTTGTGTTGCCGGTAAGCATTGGTCATACGGAAGGTTTACCCACGACGGTTGAAGAGTTCAGGAAGTCAATGGAAGCAATGTTTAATTGCAATGTAGGGTTTGGCGGCAAGTTTGTAGATGAGAAGCTGGGATGTTTATACAATGATTTGATCGCATCACTTAAGCTTAGTTTAAACCCTGACCAGAAAAGAGCTGCCCTAGAAAAGATCAGTGACATTGAAGATAATGCCAAGCAGTACTACACACTGTCCTACCATGTAGAAGATGTGCCAGCCCCGGAAGCAGAGCGCATTCTTGTTCAGCATTTACACAGGGAGCTTAAAAAGATTTCTGCTGGGAAGCCTGATTTGTTTTGGCGATCCATGCCTACATTTGAAACGATAAAGTACCCGGTGTACGGTGTGACATGGCAGAGCGCTGAGCAGTATGAAGACCGTTTAAATTACGCATATCGAGCAGATGGCACTGCTTACAGGCTTTATTCTGAATTCAATAGCGCTGGAGATTATTTCCATCATTTACCCAGTGATCAAAAAGCGTTAATCCCTGAAGATGTTGAGCTTGATTTCCACACAGGTGATTACAAGTATTTGGTCAAGACAGTGGAACGACATGTGCTCAGAATGAGATTGTTTGTTGATGATGCCGATAAGCTGGCAAAAAAAGAAGGAGGACCAAGCCTTCCTGTACGGAGAATTGCATGACCCCAAAGCAAAAGTTAGTGTTGGACTTCATCAACACCTACGTAAAGATCAAAGGATTTCCACCTTCCTATCAGGATGTGGCTAAAGGGTTGGGGTTGAGGAGTAAGTCCAATATCCACCGGATAATCCACCAGCTACGCAGGGAAGGGTTTATTAAAGTTAAACCGCACATGACTCGATCGCTTGAGACGATCGACAGGACCTACAAAGAAATGGTGAATATGTGAGCTTGTTAACCCGGGAAGAAGTTGAGAAGTACATCAAGCTGATGGAGATTCTCCCAGCAGGCTCTCCTGACATTGAAAAGATCAGGCAACTCCTGAAGGCTGACAAGATTGAAAGATGCCGGGATGGGTTTCTACCGTTTGTAAACCACATGTGGTCTGCATTTATCCCCGGAAGACATCACAAGATCATGGCTGACGCATTTGAACGGGTAGCGTCTGGTGAGTTAAAGAGATTAATCATTAACATGCCTCCCCGGCACACTAAGTCAGAATTCGCATCTTATTTATTCCCGGCATGGTTTCTGGGTAAATTCCCGGAAAAAAAGATTATTCAGACAGCCCACACTGCTGAGTTAGCTACTGGGTTTGGTCGTAAGGTGCGTAACCTAGTTAACACCCCGGACTATCAAGAGGTTTTTAAGACAAAGCTATCAACGGACTCAAAAGCCGCAGGTCGATGGAATACCCACGCAGGTGGTGACTACTTCGCTATCGGTGTGGGCGGTGCGGTGACGGGTAAGGGTGCGGATGTCCTGATTATTGATGACCCGCATTCTGAACAGGAAGCCATGCAAGGCAACCCGGAGGTCTATGACAGGGTTTATGAATGGTATTCCTCTGGTCCTCGTCAGCGTCTCCAACCGGGCGGAGCAATCATTATTGTGATGACCCGCTGGTCAAAGAGAGACCTAACCGGACAGATACTAAACAACTCCTTAAAACGGGAAGGCGATGAATGGGAGGTCATTGAGTTTCCTGCTTTGTTACCATCGGGTAATCCCTTATGGGAAGAGTTTTGGTCTAAGCGAGAGCTTGAAGCGATTAAAGCTGAAATTCCTGTAAGTAAATGGGAAGCCCAGTATCAACAGAATCCGACATCAGAAGAAGGCGCAATCATTAAGCGGGAGATGTGGAAAATCTGGGAGCATGAACAGTCCCCTTATTGTGAGTACATTATCCAATCATGGGATACCGCATTCGAAAAGAATAGCCGGGCGGACTACTCAGCCTGTACCACTTGGGGTGTGTTTTACAAAACAAACGCTGATGGGCGGGAAGTGCCGAATGTTATCCTGCTAGACGCATTTAAGGAAAGGATGGAATTCCCAGAGTTAAAGCGCAAGGCGTTTGACATGTATAGGGAATGGAACCCAGATAGTCTGATTATTGAAAAGAAAGCCGCAGGAGCGCCGTTGATATATGAGCTAAGGCAGATAGGAATCCCGCTTCAGGAGTATACGCCGAACAAGGGGAGTGATAAGATAGCCCGTGTAAACGCAATATCTGATTTGTTTGCGTCAGGGTTTGTATGGTGTCCAGATACCCGGTGGGCAGAAGAAGTGATGGAAGAATGCGCATCATTTCCAAATGGGGACCATGATGACCTTGTTGACTCGACCAGTCAGGCATTGCTCCGATTTAGACAGGGCGGGTTTATTCGACTGGACTCTGACGAGCCAGATGAACCCATGTTTAAACGCAAAACGGCGTACTACTGAGGATCATCATGGCAATTGACAAAGCACTATACCAAGCACCTGAAGGTTTAGATCAACTAGGCTTAGATGAAGTACCTATTGAAATAGAAATTGAAGACCCCGAAGCGGTCCACATTGGTATGGGCGATGTCGAAATAGATATTGAACCCGCTGAAGATGAGTTCGGCGAAAACCTTGCTGAGTACATGAATGAGCAGGAGTTATCGCTTCTTGCTGGAGAGCTGGTCGAGGATTTTGAATCTGATGTCGCATCTCGTAAAGATTGGATTCAAACCTATGTCGATGGTCTTGAGTTGCTCGGTTTAAAAATCGAAGAGCGCTCAGAGCCATGGGAAGGCGCTTGCGGTATTTACCATCCCCTGTTGGCTGAAGCTTTGGTTAAGTTCCAAGCCGAGACCATCATGTCGATATTTCCAGCCATGGGACCGGTCAAAACTAAGATTATCGGTAAAGAAACACAAGAAATTAAAGATGCTTCGATTCGAGTTCAGGATGACATGAACTATGAATTGACTGAAGCGATGCCTGAGTATCGCCCGGAGACGGAGCGATTGATCTGGGGTCTAGGATTATCAGGAAACGCATTCCGTAAGGTTTATGAAGACCCAACCATGGGTCGTCAGGTAGCTTTGTTTGTCCCAGCAGAGGATGTTATTGTTCCTTACGGTGCAACCAATCTGGAATCAGCGGACCGCATTACCCATGTCATGAGGAAGTCAGAGAATGATCTGAGAAAGCTGATGCACTCAGGTCTATACCGGGATGTTGATCTGGGCGACCCAAGTGGTGTGCTGGACGAAGTTGAAAAGAAAATTGCCGAGAAACTGGGTTTTCGTGCAGTATCGGATGACCGGTACAAGATTCTTGAAATGCACGTCAACCTTGACCTTCCCGGTTTTGAACACAAAGATGGTGACGAGGAAACAGGTATTGCCTTGCCTTACGTGGTCACGATCGAAAAGACCAACAACAAGGTTTTAGCCATCCGCCGTAACTGGAAACCCGATGATAAAAAGTTTGCTAAGCGCCAGCATTTTGTTCATTACGGATATATTCCGGGTTTTGGGTTTTATCATTTCGGGCTTATTCATCTAATTGGTGCTTTTGCTAAATCTGGCACTTCTCTTATTCGTCAGCTGGTTGATGCTGGGACTCTATCAAATCTACCGGGCGGATTTAAAACACGTGGTCTGCGAGTCAAGGGTGACGACACACCAATTGCCCCCGGCGAATTCAGGGATGTAGATGTTGCCTCCGGCACAATGAAAGACAATATCATGCCATTGCCCTACAAGGAACCAAGTCAGGTTCTGATGGCTCTGCTTAATCAGATTGTGGAAGACGGAAGACGCTTTGCCAACACGGCTGATCTTCAAGTCTCTGATATGTCCAGCCAAGCCCCGGTAGGCACAACACTGGCAATTCTAGAACGCACCCTAAAGGTGATGAGTGCTGTCCAAGCTCGCATTCACTTTTCGTTAAAGCAAGAGCTTAAGTTACTCAAAAACATCATTGCGGACAACGCCCCCGATGATTATGAGTACGAGCCAGAGTCAGGTAGTCGTAAGGCTAAAAAGTCTGACTACCACATGGTTGATGTCATTCCGGTCTCCGATCCCAATGCATCAACGATGGCTCAGAAGATTGTTCAGTACCAAGCTGTGCTTCAGCTTGCTCAAACATCACCGCAGTTCTATAACATGCCGTTATTACATCGCCAGATGTTAGATGTTCTGGGTATTAAAGAAGCACAGAAACTCGTTCCAATGGCAGAAGATCAAAAGCCACAAGACCCTGTATCAGAAAACCAAAACATTCTGATGCAAAAACCGGTCAAGGCTTTTGCTTACCAAGATCACCAAGCGCATATCACTGTTCATATGAGCGCAATGCAAGACCCGAAGATTGTTGGTTTGCTGGGACAAAGCCCGCAAGCACAAGCCCTTCAGTCTGCAATGCAAGCGCATATTAATGAACACTTAGGTTTTGCCTATAGAGTGGAGATAGAGAAGCAGCTTGGCATAAACCTTCCTCCTCAGTTCGACGAGCAGGGAGACGAGCAGCATATGGACCCAGAGGTCGAGGCAAGGCTTGCTCCGATGTTGGCAATGGCTGCACAAAGACTGTTGCAAAGCAACCAAGCCCAAGCAGCGCAACAACAAGCGCAGCAACAGGCTCAAGACCCATTGGTTCAAATGCAGCAACAAGAACTTCAGCTTAAAGCCGGTGACCTCAAGCGTAAGCAACAGAAGGACATGACTGATGCCCAGCTCAAAGCCGCTCAGATTCAAGTTGAAAAAGAACGTATTGCTGCTCAGGCTCAAACAGCCCAGCATCAACAATCTTTAACCGCTGCGGATTCATTAGCCAAACTACATGTCCAGAAAAAACAAAACCTTATTCAAGGCGGACTAGATTTCATTAAGCACGAAAACCAATTGCGGGTTCAAAAACAATCGCAAGACAAGCAGATATTGGCGGATGGACTCAAAACCCAATTGAACGCCAAGTTACAGAGAGAAGCTGATGAACGAACTGGAAATAATCCTGAAAAAGATTAATGAACGAGTAGATGATTTAAAGGAAAGTTTAGGTACAGGCGAAGCCAAAAACTTCGACGAATACCAAAATACGTGCGGAGTAATCAAAGGTCTGCTCTTTGTGCGTAGAGATATC